TGAAAACAACAAAGACCACACGTGGTATATCTGTTGCTCCTGCTGATATGCAGTTGGCTGGTGCCAGGATGAATCAAGATACTAATAACTTGATGTCTGAGCTTGGAAATCTCTTCGATGAGTGTCCATCTCGAGTCGGAATGACTATGCAGGGTGGTGGACTGAATGAATATGCAAAGTGGCTTGATGGGTTGAAGGGTAAGAAAACCTCCTCAGATGCTGATAAGTATGATGCTCGCATCATGGCCTTGCTATTTGATGTTGTCAAAAGGGTGCGATTCTTTATGTGGGATAAGAAAGGGATGAGTGAACAGGAGTGGTGGGATCGACAGAACTACTACTATGATCAAAAACTCAAGTCTTTTATTCTTACTAGTAATGGCCAGGTGTTTCTTAAGTTCTTTGGAAATCCATCTGGTCAGGATAGTACAACTTATGATAACACTATTATTCATGCCTTCCTCAAAAATTATATGTGGCGCCGCCTCACTGGGTTGATGTTATCCCCGGAGGCATATTACGAGAAGAAAATACATTATCGCTGTGGTTTATATGGCGATGACAATAATGAAAGTATCTCGGAGAAATATGCGCATTGTTACACATATGAGCGAAGAGCTGCAGCTTATGCCGAATTCGGTATGATCTTGTCTAAGGACAAAGATGTTGAGTCTAACTCCATTGATGGCCATGTTTGGCTGGGGAAGACGATTAAGAAAACCGAATTTGGCTATGTTGGTCTTGTGAATGAGAACAAAACAATTTGTTCCCTGCGTAATCTGGAAGATAAAGAAACAGAACCAGGTATTATTCTCACTAGGACCATTATGCTTATGGTTGAGGCGACATGGACTGAACCCTTACAAACTTACGTTAGAAATTACGTAAGATGGTTGTGTGATCAAAAGGTCCGACCATATGTTCAAGATGAGTTCCAGTTTCAAAAATGGCTTCAAACTATTCCTACATTAGAGAGTTGCAAACGATTTTGGATGGGCTGGGAAGGCTCAAATTAGCTCTACTAAAAGCTAGCTACCAAATGTGTGAGCTTTAAATCGTTTGCATGAATGTCAAATCAAAGAAAAACACAAAATCCACCACCGTTGCCGTCAGCGTCTCTGGAGCTGGCCGTAAAGGAGGAAAAGAAGTTATTGTTGTCGGACAGCCAGGAGGCTCTTCGCGTGCATCATTGCCCAGACGTCTCCCAAGAGGAATGTCTCAAGTTGTTCGAGAAGTCGGGCTTCGTCAACGACGGAAAAATGCTCCTGTTAACCGGGCAACAGTTATACAAAACGTCGCGAAAGCCGGGTACCGGCGCACGCGCCTTACGGCAGGGAAGGAGATAACCAATGAAGC